CCGCTCCCCCTCACCCGCTCCCGGCGTGGTCATGTCAGTCATCGTGGTCCACCTAGCAGCGGACTCGGCGTGAAGGGATTCCCTACCACAGCAGGACGTTCTCGCATGAGTTGCGCCACCTGTGCCTCCAGACGTGCCACCTTGGCCGTTAGCACCGCAATCTGCTGCTGTTGTGTCATCGCGTCTCCTCCCTCGCTACGCCTGGCTGTGTGCCGGCGGCCCCTCGCCTGAGCACGCTTGCGATTGCGTTGTCAGCGTCGAGGACGTGGTTGGCGAAGAGGGTTGTGCTCGACCAGTAGAGGATGCCCCAGTTGCTGAAGCCCGACTCGACCAGGCCGACCGGGTAAGCACCCATGTCCTCGACCATGTCGAGACAGCCGCGGGCGTCCTCTTCGTAGGCGTACCAGCCGTCGAAATAGAGCTGCATCAGTCCCCTCCCTCCTCTAAAAACCTGATGTGTTGTTGCCCTATAGAGAAAGAAAAAGGCAACACTTCTTTCTCTAGGAAGGCAACACATGGGCAACAACACATCAATTGCCCAATTCTGAATCTGAAAAGCGGCCGGCGGTCCTCCATGTGTTGCCCGATGTGTTGCCCGTCTGACCTGTTGGGCAACGCATAGGAGGGCAACACATCAAAAAACACGTCTAAAACCCCCCTGTTTTGAATCTGTAGAGCATCTCGCGACCCCTCCGCTCGGGCTCAAACGTGTTGTTGCCCGCGAGAAAAGCGGCGATGTTTGACCGGTTGCGCCCCAGGGCGTCGGCAATCTGGGTGCCGGTCATTGGCCCCTGGTACTGAATCAGCAGACTGATCTCCTCCTCCAACGAACGGCGCTGGTTGGCGTCGAGCTCGGCAAACTCCCCAGGGGCGCCACGCCGGATCGACCGGAGGCCGTCAGCGGCCCACTCGTAGACATGGATGGACATAGGCGCCTTCGGCAGGTCGTTGGCTTTTGTGCCCTGGAGACTGATCCCGGTTGCCTGCTTGTCCCGGCTGGGCTGGGCCCGCAGCTGGATGACCAGGTCGGCGGCACCGTCGAACATTTGCGAGCCGAAGACGTGGGAGTCGTCGGCCCTGGGCGAGTGCGCCACCGCTACCCAGGTCGGGGTCAGGGCGTTGAGCATGTCCATGATCCGGTTGGCTACGTCGTCGGCGTTCATCGAGCCGGCCCCGGCCCGGCTTATCGAGTCGAGGTAGCAGACGGTGACCCGCTCCTGTTCCACCGTCTTCTTCGCCGCCTCGTAGACGTCCGACAGGGTCCGGCCACGGGCATTGAGGAAGGGCAACGGTGTCTCAGCGGGTAACCCCAGGGCGACGTTTACCCGCGCCAGGCGTCCCGCCATTGAGCCGGCAGAGCGCTCCAGGTTGATGTAGAGAGGCAGAGCCGCGTCGTATACCCGCCAGATCTTCTCGACCCCGTTGGCCTGACTCACCGCCCAGGCCAGGGCGGTGTAGGACTTACCCATCCCCGGCGGGGCATGGAGGATGGTGCCGGCGTCGGCCAGGACGTAGTCGCCCAGAAGCCGTTTGGCCGGGGTCCGGTTGGCATCGCCCGCCATCCAGCCGCCGACGTTGACCGCCACCTCTTCGTCCCAGAGCCCATAACAGAAGAGGTCGAGGGCGTGCTTCATCGCGTTCTGGGGGAACTCGGCGATGTCCAGGGCGTTGCTCTGCGGGTCGAGGTGCTTATAGGCGCTGTTCGCGAGGCGCACCCGGTCCTCGTCGCGCTCAATGTTGAAGTTGGACCAGGCCAGGCTTATCCAGTTGACGCTTATGCCGATGTTGGCGTGTACGCCGGTACGCTCCTTGCGTATGTCACGCGCGGCGAAGCGCAGAGTGTTGCCCGTCGCCAGGCCATAGCGGTGCACGACCCAACCGTCCTCGCGGACGTAGCAGGGGTCCCAGGGGCTGGCACTCGCCAGCGGGCTCACCTCTTGAAGCCTTCAAGGGTTGGTTTAGGCCTGCTCTTTACGGCCAGCTCCCGGCCGGTCCGCTCTTTAAGGTCGGTGACGGCAATGGCCCAGTCGGCCAGGATGCGTCTCGCTTCCCAGACGTTGTCCATCTGGCTCAGCCGGCGCGCCACCCGCACGACGTCAAGGAGGAAGCGCTGCACCTCCTCGTCCAGCTCGGCCGCAAGATGCGCCCTGACCTCCGGCTCCGTAAGCAGGTCGGCCTTGAGGCGGTCTATGGAGTCGCCCGTCATTCCCCCGCCTCGATAAGCGCGCACATACACGACTCACAGACCCAGGTGCCGTCGTCGTTCTCAAACGCAGCCAGGGTCCACACCTGCTCGCCACACTCCTTGCAGGGCACCGTCACCACGGGACAGACGATGGTCTGCGCTGCGTTCGGCGGGTCGTAGCCCAGGCCGGCCTGCACGCGTGCCTCGCGCCACCACGGCTCCTGGTCCGAGCAGAGCCAACAGCAGGCGCATGGGGCGTGGTTACACCTCACAGCGCCCACTCCGCTACCGTCTCCAGGTGCAGCGCCATCCCCGGCTCCGTGAGCACCACGACGACGCCCGCCTTATCCCCGTGCACGATGAGCGGCGCACCGATGTGCAGCACCTTGTTGTGGTCCTCCAGGAGCAACCGCGCGTCCACGAAGCCGTCCCACATGGGCTTTAGGCTCGCCATGAGGCCGTCCTCGTCGCGCTGCCTCTCGTCCGTGACGGTGAACGTCACCTGGGCCTGCACCGGGGTGCGCAGCGGGTACTCGCCCGGGCGGTACGTCGTGCCCATGACGCGTTTGGCCTCGACCTTCGCCTCCATGCGGTAGGTGCGGACAGCAGCAGCCTTCTTGTGGAAATGGGGCCGGTCGTTGGGGTGCAGCTCCCTGTAAGGGAACGGCAGGCTCAGGGTCACCGAACGCGCAGGAAGGTCGGTCACGGCCTAGCCTCCGGGACGACAGGCCCAGATTGACCATCCGTTTTCAAGCCAGAGACCAAAGGCAATTGCGACGTTTGTTTCTGGGTCAAAGAGTCGTTCCAATTGACCACCGACCCGGGCTGCATGGACCGATGCGATTTGGAAAATGCCGTAGTTGCCCGCGTTGTACGCCAGCGGCTCGAAGCGAGATTCGCAGCCGGCGACCTCAAGCGCCTCCCGGCACGGCCAGGGCTGTGAGCAGATGAGCGCCCTGACGCAGGCTTCGTCACACGGCTGCGGAGCGTCTTGTGCAACGCCAGCACGAGCGGCGTAAGCAGACCTAGCAGCAGGTAATCCATAACCCTCTCCGATTACGACGATGAGCGCTGTAACTGCGAAACCGAGTGCGAGCCTCAGACCTGTACCCTCACGCGTCTGTCCCTTCGTTTGCTAAAGCTGCTAAAGCGCTACCCGTAGGGGCCGAGGTCGAAGCACCGGATACTCCCCTCGGAATGCCCCTACAGGCAGCGCCGGAGGTTCCCGCCCCTCCGGTGCCGCCCCCAGTAGCTAGAAGAGGCCCACGGCTACGGGCTCCGGCTGCTCCATCGCGTAGCCGCAGAGACTGCACTCCATAAGGGCCGTATCGGGGTTTATCGTCGGCTCGTGCCCGTCCTCGGGGCAGCGGGCGATGCCGGTGCGGATGTAACGGCGCATCTCTTCAAGCACCTCTGCGCCCTCCTCGGCCGTGAGCTTTGAGCGGTCGAGGTGCCCGTTCTTACCCGCCGCGTGCTGGAAGCTCTCCAGGGCCCAGGCCATCACCGCCAGGCCCGCGTCCTTGCCCCGTGCGTCGAGCAGCTCCATGTAGACCGCGGTGAGCTCGTCCGGGGCCGCTACGGGCTTCTCAGGCGGCGCTGGGGCCGCTACGGCCGGGGCCAGCAGCGGCGCATCGCCCTCGTTGTAGAGGTCGGCGTCGGCAAGCTCCTTGTCCTCGCGCCAGCTGCCACCGCCCAGGCCCGCGACCGGCACGCCCTCGTCCATGTTGTTGATGAGGTCCGGCGCCACGAGACGGCAGAGGCGCTTGACGACGTGATAGCGCAGACGGTCCTCGGGGTACTGCTGGTTCATCGGGTTACGGTCGAGGCCGGCCCGCTTAATCTGCTCCCAGGTCACGGTCATGACCTCGTTGAGCCCACGCGACGGGCGGATCATCCGCATCGTGCAGACCTGGGCGTCGAGCCGCTCGACCGGAAAGCTGATGTCCGGTTCCTTAGCCATGCACATCCCGGCCATAACCTGGGCCGAGGCCCCGAGCTTGCCGTTAATCAGGAAGAGGTGCTGGATTGCCGTCATCGGCCTGAGCCCGAGCTCGAGGCCGTAGAGCATCACCGCAGCGACCTTTTCCTTGGTGTTGAGCTCCTTGGGCAGAGAGACGCCGCCGGCATAAATCATCGCCGCGGCGCGCTCTACCAGGTCGAGCTCGCGGCTCGTCGGCAAGAGCGCCGTGCTCGGCTGGACCACGACGGGGACCAGGGCTTTCGAGGCTTCGTTAGTCATCATTTCCTCTTTCACGAAACGCTGATGCCAGCATTCCAAGTGGTTGAAACTCGCGGGGCAGGTACAGATAAGCGTGCCGTCGATGCCGATAGACACGTCGTAGAAGTGGCCGGCGTGGGTGCGCGACGGGACGCGTACGGTGGTCATGAGCGCCACATCCGGTACTGCTGCTCCAGGAACGCGGTGCAGACGCCGGCGACGAGGCCCCAGCCGATGACGTGAAGCGCTACCACGGCTTGACCGCCTCCTCTACGCGGTCGATAGGACGCTCTACCAGACCCCAGGTTTCGCCACGGGCGTTGCGGTGCGGCTCCGTCCCCAGGTGCCACGGCTTGAGTACACAGCGCGCCTCGTCTGGCGCCGTCGAGAGCGTCGCGCCCAACGGTCGGGCGTTGCACAGACGCTCGACACTGGGCCGGGGCACATGGCGGCGGGCCAGCAGGAAGCTGCGGTCAGAGGCGCTGCGGTCGATGCGGTTGAGGCTGTCGAACAGCCCCTGGTCCTCACGGTCGCGCGCTACCTGCGCCGCGGTCTCGGCCTCTTTAGCGCGCAGATACGCCTTCACGTCCTCGGGCAGGTCGCCGCTTGTGAGCAGGGCCAGGGCGCCCTCGGGGCTCAGGTTGACCCGGTGTCCCTCCCAGTCGCACCAGTAGGCCAGGTGCACCGGCAGCTTGCGGCCCCCCAGAGCCTTCTCGAGCGTCGCCGTAGTCCAGAGCAGGATGCGATTTTCGGTCTTGGCGTCGTAGCGGGCGCAGACCTTAAGCACCGCGAAGGGCAGCGTCAGGCTCACCGTACGCAGCTCCTGGGAACCGAGGCGGTGCTGGCGCTCCAGGGTCAGGGCCTCCAGGCCCAGCGCGCTCAGTCTGTCGGCGGCCGTAATCAGGTTGGTCATGTTGGCACCCCCTCGAGCCGGCACTCAATCGCCAGCAGCACCATCTCGCGGTTGGGAAAGGCGCCCCAGAGCCCCTCCGGGGTCTCGGCGTAGGCGTAGTCCCAGCCCCTGGTGGGCTGGTAAGTCACGATGACCACGCCGCCGGGGAGGGCGATGTGGGCGCAGGCCGCGATGTGGTCCCACTCGCTACCCCTGGAGTAGCGGTAGCTCGCCTCTTCCCGGGTCTCAGCCTCAGCCGCAAGCAGGCGCTCGTTGGCGGTCATCGCTGCACCTGGAGGAAGAGCACCGCCGTCATGACGGCCTCGTCCTGCTCGTCCTGGAGACGGTGCCCGTCCCAGGCCCGGGGCCAGAGAGCCATGAACTCGACCAGGTCAATCTCGCCCGCGACCCAGCGCTTCATCAGCAGCTGCTGCTCGGGGTTACGTGTGGTTGGTGTATCTTCCATGTGTACTTCTCCTTAGAAAGACCCGCGCGCTTCCCGGCACAGCGGGTCTTTCGCTATTCCGCGTCGTCCGCGTCGTCCTCGGGCACGAGATGGACTGGGCCGATGACGATGTGGAGCGGGGCTGAAACCACTACGAGCACCCGTCGCTCGTGAATGCGCCGGATCGTGACCAGGGCCTCGCCCACGGTCACGCCTTCGCTCTCCGCAAGGGCGATGGTGAGGTTGTGCAGCTCAGCCATTCCTGCTGGCCTCTTCTGCATCTGCTCCTTGAAGAATCTGAGAATCTTCTTTAGGATTACTGGAATCATCAGGCACGACGAGACCACGTCTGTCGCGCATGACTGAGCTCCGGATCAAGGTGGAGACGGGTATGCCTGTCAGATTCGATTCCTCCTGGAGATTGTCCCGAACGTCCTGCGGGAGCCTTACTGGTATCGGTACGCTTAGTTTTTGTTTCACTGGAACTCCTCCCGCAGATAATAGAATACGACGTATACGTCTGTCCAGGCTTTTCTGCGAATGTTTCCAGTGATATTGGAAGAGCACTTCTCGACCGTGCTACGGGATGCCCGCCCGTAGTGAGGACCCTGCGACGGGCCGTCCCTTCACCCAGGTAAGGCTGGGGGAGCTTCTGGGTGTCTCCGACTCCCTTCTCTCTCAGTGGGAATCAGGCAAGGGCCAGCCTACCCTCGACGTGGTCAATGCTATTCCTCATTACCTGAGGACGGTGACGGTGGCTCAGTTGCTGCGCTCGTTGGGGGCTGAGATTGAGCCGGAGCCGGTTGGCCTGTCTGAGGACGAGCGGGAGCTTCTGACGGCTTATCGCCGTCTTCGCGCTGTGCCCATCCTGCAAGAGTCAGCGATTCGATTACTTCGCGCATTGCCGGCAAGCCAGGGGCCTCTAATTGCCACGACTCCTGGCCGAGCTCGGATTCCAGGGTAATTCTCACGCTTCAATCGTCCTATCCGCCGATTCATTTCAGCTCCTCCCGAGTCATTTCAGGGTTATGGAGGCGGGGTCTTAGTCGCGGGCTGAATTGTAGGGCGGCTTTCTCAGTTTCTTATACTCTCCCGTGACATAAGCCGATTGCAAATTGATATACCGGGCGTACCGAATCTTAGGTATACAAACCTTGACCCCTAGTCGCCCTTGGGCCCCCAGAGGGCCCAGTCGTCCTCGTCCCTGAGCAGCCAGCGCCAGACCCCGCCGAAGTTCTTCGCCATCTGGCCGGGCGTGTCGCCGTCGTCCGGTCCGCCCCAGGCGAAGACCTCGACCCCCTCGTTCCAGAGGATGACCTGCTTGCCGCGCTTCTCGAGCCCGCCGTTTGCATCACCAGCTATGAACGCCATACGTGCCTCCAGGGCCTCTATAAACCAGTCCCAGTCGAAGTATTCGCCGGGGTCGCTCTTGCCGTAGGACTGGCCCTGTAGGGTCTCCTCATGGCCGATGAAGCCCGGCTCGCGCGAATCGTCGCAGTGCACCACCGGCACGCCGTAGTCCAGGCAGTAGCCGCTACAGACGTCCAGCAAGGCCTCTAGCTGCGCCTCCGTGAAGCCGTCCTGTTCCGCGCCCTGTTCGTTCTCAATGCCCCAGCAGTTGTCATTGTCGGCCGCGGCGTGCCAGGCCATTTGATGGTCATAGACCACCCGGGCCTTGACCCCCTCGCGGGAGATGACCCAGTGGCTCGAGGTCGTGCCGGGGGTCGCCATGTAGTTAAGCGTGCCCTCAAACTCGCTCGGGTTCATCGAGACGCCGGAGCGGGTGCAGTGAATAATCACCGTCCTCGTCGTCCCGGGCATGGGCGCGCTGTTGACGTTGGGTGAGAGCCGGATGATGTCGGGCGAGACCATTAGTGCCATCCCAGGAGCAGAAGCATCAGAAGGACGATGAGCAGGAGAATTACCAGCGTCGGTCCGTTCACGGCGCTGCGCGTCTCAGGGTCGTGATAACCCAGCCGCCGAAGATTAGCCCTAGACAGAGGAAGAAGTGGGCGAAGAAGTTCCAGTCGATGCCCTTGGCGTTGATGGCGAAGAGGTCGATCGCCAGGGCCAGGAAGATCAGCGCCGCGATGAGCAAGAAGAAACTTCCTACAGATACTGCCATTTGTGATTCCCTTTCTAGTTAGCGCTGCGGGTCCAGATAGTGCTTGAGCGCCTCCATAGCCGGCGCCATGAGCGGGTTCTTAATCGACAAAAACTCCAGATAGATGGCGTTGCCGAAGGCGTTGGGAGTCATCAGGGATGCGTCGGCGACCACGTTGTCTCTGGTTACCGTCACCCTGGGCTGGATTTGGTAGGTCCAGGCGTTGGCCTTGATTGCCTGCCGCGGCACCCGCTCCGTGGGCTCGGTCGTACCGAAGAGGGCTCCCTTACCCAGGGGCGGCGAGCCGGTGACGCCGGAGAGCAGCTCCTCGACTAGCACCGTCGCGGCGGGGCCGCCCTGAATGACATTGCCCGGCTTGGGGCCGGTGACGCCGACCCACATCTTGGCCTGGTCCTCGAGGCCGTCGATGTCCATCACCGGCCAGGTCAGGCTCTCCGTGAGCTCGTACTGGTAGCCGGTGCCGGCGGCTGCGCCGGCGGTGTGGCGCAGGTTAAAGCCGTTGACCCCGAGCTCGGGCTGGAACTGGCGCCACCAGGAGCCGTCGGCGCGTGAATGAAGGAAGTTGGTAAAGGGCGACCAGGCCTGATAGGCGCCGCCGATGCTCTGCACCCCGGTGGTGGTGAGGGTCTTGGCTGAGGAGGCCTGCGATGGTGCCCAGAGGTCGAAGTCCCACTCAAGCCAGTAGCGCTGGGTGTTGCCGGCGCCGCCCTGGGCAATCGTGTCGTTGACCTCGATGAAGAAACGGCCGTCCTTCTCAAAATGACCGCAGCAGACCTGCTGCCGGTCCGAGTTGGCCGGCAGGTCGTCGAACAGGGGCATCCTGCGTTCCTCGTGCTGATAGCCCTTCTTGTCGAGGAACCAGTGGGTCTGGGTGTCACAGACCACGAGGCCGCCGCGCACCTTGGTGACGAAGGTCACCCAGCGCAGGGGCACATCGACCGGGGTCGCGAGGTAGCCGCGCAGGTCGGTGCGGATGAGCTTGCCGCGGGGCGCGCCTGAGGCCTTGTCGGAGTTGATGTTGTTGAAGGTCATCACCGGACGGTCTGTCGGCACGACGAAGTAAGCGTAGACGTCGCCCTCCCAGCCCGAGAGGCCGACGGCGTAACCGCCGCGCGGGACCGTAGACCGCGCCGGAGAAAGCGTCACAGACCCAAGACCAACGTCCGTCCGTAGCGCCGTGATGGCGCCGGAGTTAGTCGCGCCCACGGGCTGGTCCTGGTAAATCAAGAGGGCGTTGCCGTCGATGGGGGTCTGGATAATGCCCCAGATTGACAGCGCGGCGCCGGTCGGGGCTGTCGATGCCACCCAGGGACCGATGCTCGAGACCACCTGGAGGCATGACACGGCGCCGCCCTGCTCGTAGCCGATGGCGAGGTAGGGTGTGCTGTTGATCGCAATCGGCTCCATACAGGTGATACCGACGCTGGGCCCCGCTATGGGCGCGTAGGTGGCCTCCACGACCTCTGTGGGGTCGGTCTGCGAGGTCTCGCGCCAGAGGTGGTTGGTGCCGCTGATCTCGTAGCCGGTGAAGTAATAACCGCTCTGGAAGCGGGCCGCGACCATGCGGTCAATCGCCGCGGGCGGGTTCATGGCCTGGGCCGTGGTCATAAAGGGCAGGCGCAGGTAGCCCGGGTCGTCAACAATGAGGCCGCCTGAGGCGCGCTTGACGTTGACGGCGGAATACTTGCCGGTCTGGCTGTGGCCGCTGCGGTTATCGCTCAGGGGCAGGCGCACGTAGGAGCAGCCGGCGTAGCCTTTGTTGCCGGTGAGGCGCGCGAGGTCGATGACCTGGGGCTGGTTCTGGGACGCGGGGTCGGTATCGACGTTGAACAGGGTGTTGCGCAGGAGCGCGCCCACGTCGGCCGTGCCCAGGGTACCGGGAGGTGGGGGTATAAAGGCCCCGGTAGTCGGGTCGTTGCCCGCCTGGTTGGTCACCGTCGCCACACCTCCATGAAGCTGCCGAGCAGGAGGCTTGAAAGGGTAGCGTTGGCGACGTTCTGGCTCCATTTCAGGGTGAACTCGCCGGGGTTGACACCGTTGAGCAGCCAGCCCTCAAAGGTCGCAACCAGGACATCAGTACCGGCAGCAAAGGGCACCAGGACAAGCGGTGAGTTATAGCCAGCCGCGAGAGTGTATCCGGCTGAGGCCCCACCTCCAGGGACTACAAGTAATCCACCGGAGGCAGGCGTGGCCGGGGTGGTCCACTGCACGCTCACGTTGCCGGGAGCGTTGCCGCCGAGGAACAGGGTCGCCTGCCAGACGATGAGGTTGGTCGCGGCGATGGTACAGACGAGCTGAGTGGAGGGAGCGAGCACAACCGTATTTGTTCGCGTCTCGGCCTGGACCATCTCATAGCGCTCTACGGAACGCAGGCCGGTGTTAGACGCGATGCCGACGGTGTTGAGCGGCCCGTTCATCAGACTCGCTGGAGGTGCATGCGCACGGGACGCAGCATCGGCTGGGGCGGGCGGGCCACAAGCTCGGCGGCGGCCCAGGCAGCGTACTCGGCCAGGAGCGGCGGCCAGGCCGGGTTCTGGGGCTCGCGCGAGGCCAGGGTCTCAAACAGGGAGCGCAGGGAGAAGCAGGCGCACTCGTCCAGGGGCTGCGAGGTTAGGGAGGCCTCTGTAAGCAGCGGCTCGAAGTCCGAGACCTGTGCCTCCATCGCGAGCCAGATCGGGTGCATGTTGGCGGACATGAAGGCGCCCTCGTTGGGCAGGCCCCAGCCCACGTTATGGTTGTTATAGGAGTTCGCCACAAAACGGATGCGGTTGGAGTTCACGTCGCGCCGGAAGATCTCAGCGTTCCAGTCCTCGGGGCTCGTGAGGTCGCCGGCCCAGGTTGCGCTGTAAGCGTCGAAGAGGCCGGGCGTGCCCAGCGAGAACAGGTACTGGGCCGGCCGCACAAAGCGCAGCTTGTAGGCCTCATTGAACGCCGACTGCAAGGGGTACTCGGTCTGTCCCGCCTGATAGGGGCCGAAGCAGGTGTCGATGGCGGCCGTGTCCGCCGCGCCAAGCGTGCTGAACTCGTACTGGATCGCGGTGCAGCCAGCGGGGATTATCAGCTGCTGCGACATCAGGGTGTAATCGCAGGGGCCGGTGATGCTCAGGGTGTTGCCGATGTAGACGCCGTGACTGGCGTCGTAAATCTTGAAGTTGAAGGTGCCCTGGCCGGCGCGGGCGATGATGGCAACGAAGATCTGACGGTTGGGCATGACGAAAAGCAGTTCGCCGCGGGCCAAACTGCCGGACCCGGTCGCTGCGTAAGTCAGCGCCTGCGTGCCCGAGAAAACGTCGTTGCTTACTTTGGTGAGGCTGGCGTTATTCAGGGATGAGCTGCCCAGGGCAACGGGCGTGCCCCAGTAGTTGGTGTTGCCCAACTCCATGTCCAGGTCGTGGCCGCGCACGAGGGCGATGTTGGTCAGCACCTTCTGGCGCCGTTGACCCTCGGCAATGGCGAAGTTGATGTCGTCCGGGTGCACCATCAGGCGCTCATAGGCGAGGTCCGTGCGTCCCGGCGCCGGGTAGACCGGCCCGTCCACGTTGACGACGCCGTCGGTCGTGGGCTGGTTAAGGGTCGTGATCAGGCGCCAGCGGTCGGGGTCGGACTGCAAATAGCGGTGGATGTACTGCGCCTCGAACGAGGTCAGGCCGGCGCGCTGGCGCTCGTACTCGGCCGCGTGGGTGAGGGTGTTTGCCCCTATCGAGTCTGCCGTAAGCCGGCGCCCCAGTAACGGGACACGGGTGAGCATCTCGCCGCGGACCTGGGTGCGGGTAATCGTTACAGCCATTTAGACGCTCACGTAAATCTTCCCGCCCGTAAAGGCGAACTTGCCGGGGACGTTTGCCGTGAGGGTAACGGTCGGGCTGCCCACCGTGGCGCCGTTGGTCCAGGCCGGGGTGCCGGTGCAGATGAGGATGCCGGTCTGGCCCTCGCGCAGGCCGGCCACCGCGCCGATGTTGGTGTTGCCGGTGACGACCAGGGTGTCCTGGTCGTCCATGACGGGGAAGGTCAAGGTTGCTGCTGCGGCAATGGACTTGGCTACGTTGCCGATGCCGGGGTTGTTGGCGACCTTCCAGCCGGTTAGCGCTGCCGGCAGCTGGTGCATGGGGGCCACCGCACTAAGGCAGCTTGTGCCGACGACCTTTATGTAGGTGTGGCTAAGGCTGGAGAACTCAAAAGCATAGTCCAGGTTGGTTTCTGGGACGCCCGTGGCGGTGAAGCCGAAGGTGCAGCCGTCAAAGGATATGTCTTTGCTGGCAGAGGTGAGAAAGCCCACCGCGATGCAGTTCGCAGTTACGAATGAACCCGCGGTACAGGTGCTGAAACGGAGTGCGTTGGCCCCCTCAATGAGGATGGGCTGCTTGGTCGCACTGCCCACGCTGGAGAAACGCACGTCGGTGAAGTCACATGCCGTTACGTTGGCGGGAAGAATGACCCCGAAGGCATCGGAGGCGGCGCCGCCGGTGCAGAGGATGTTGCTGAACTTGAGCGAGAACGTTGTGTTGGCATTGAGGACGACAGAGATGCGGTAGAGGCCGCCGTCCAGGATCCCGCCCTCAAAGGTGCTCTCACTGAAGCCGCCGGAGATGAGGATGTGCCCGCCACTGGGAGAGGCATTGCCGTTCTGGAAGTCGAAGTTGGACAGGTTGACCAGGCCCACGTCGCACCAGAGGCTCACCGCCGCTGCGACGCTCGTGGTCATGACGATGTCACTGATCACGGGGCCGGCAGCGTGACCCGTGCTACCCAGTCTGATCCCATAGCCGGAGAAGCCGCTGAGGAAGCACTTGGTAATCCGGCCCTGACTGCCGTTGAGCCAGAGGGCGCCATAGCCGTTAATCGTATGGAGCCCCGACCAGTCTACGTTGGCGTCCTGGGCATAGACGAAGTAATAGCCCGAGGCCACGGTGACGGTGGCCTGGATGTAGAGGTTGGTTACTTCCACGAAGGCAGCGCCCAGCGAGCTCACCGTAATCAGGTTGCCGGTGGTGAAGTTCTGCACCAGGAAGGTGCCGCCCAGCGTGCCTATGAGGCCCGAGCCGGCAAGCAGGACTATGGGGGCCTGGATGGTGTAGGTGCCGGCGCCCAGGTAGACAGGGACGCCGGCACCGCCGGAGATATTAGCCTCGGTAATCCCGCCGGAGGCGCTGGTAATCGTCCATGCACCCGCGTGGTTATTCGCGGGCGTGAAGGTGATGGTGGCGTCTGAGCGGTTAGTCGGACTGGCCGTGCCGCCCGTAATCAGTACGGCCTCAGAGCTGGCCCCGTCATTGATGTAGAGGTAGTGGTTGGCGTCGGAACCGTTGACCCCAGCCGGCACGGTGGAGAAGCGGACCGTCGCAGATACACCTGCCGTGAGCCTGCGGTTGGGGTCGGCCACGCCGCCGCTGATGACGGCGGGCGACTCGGCCGGGAAGTTGAAGTTGGGGGCATAGCTGGGGAACTGGGGCAGCGAGACGATGAGGTCTCGCGCCCCCTGGGCCAGAAACGTCGTCTGCCCAAAGGGCTCCGGCTGGCCGGTTGCGAGCAGGCTGAGCAGGTAGGCTGCGCTGCGAGCGGTATCTACCATCTAGGCCCTCAGCGTGGCAGTGATCATCTGATAGAGGTTGTTGGCGTTGATCGTGTTGGCGTTAGAGCCATCGCCACTCTCACCACCTTGGACAAAGTGCCAACCGGCACCAGGGAATCCCGTGTAACGGGCAATCAGGTTTGTGCCGCCTGTAGCCACACCCGAGGGGGAGATGACAAAGCCCCGAGTAGAAGTTGCCGCCTGAGCAGTCGTGCCATCCAGAAGGACAAAACTTGAGAAGAAGGCCCCGGCAAGGGCTATAAGGGTTACCTCACACTGGTACTGGGCCTCGACCATGTCCTCGTCAAGGCCGCGGATGAAGGACACACGGGTTAGGGCCGTGTTGTTCGCAGCCCGGATTGTGCCGGTCGTGTAGGTCCAGGAGGCCGTGTTTTCTATGCCGCGGGGCAGGATATTCACCCGGTTGTAGGCGTTCCACACTGCCATAAAGGCAGCAGCGCCCGAAGCACCAAAGATCATGTCCACCGTCGCGGTGCCATTGGTGCGGATAGTCCCGACGTAGGTGCCCCGCAGCGCCGCGGGGCCGTTGGTGATGGCAACGCTGTTGAGCAGGAGGCCGTTCTGGAGGGTGAGGGCGGTGCCGGCCGAGCGCGCCGTGTCCGAGGTCCAGGCCGGGCCGCGGGTCAGGGTCATGACGCCAGCGTTGTTCCAGACGAAGAGGTCGTAGTTCGAGTTGTTGGCGGCGGCTGCCGGCCCGGCGCTGCCCACGGCGCTATTGGCGAGCACGTTCGAAAGCTCGGCAAACTGGGTCATCAGCCAGGAGGTGCCGTTGTAGATCGGCACAATGTCGTCGTTATAGGGCGTGTAGAGGACCGAGGCCGCAGCCGAGACCGTAGCCACCATCACCGGCGTGAGGGTCGTCAGGGTCAGGCGCCCGCCGGGGGGCCCGTAGGAGCCGGAGATGACGTTGCCTGAGGCGTCCACCACCGCGACGTAGGCCTGGATGGGCGCGTTAGGGGCGTTGCCAACGATGGCGACGTACTCCTGGGGCATTGGAGGCATCTAGTTAGCCCTTCTTCGCTTTGGCCTTGCTAATACCCAGCTTGGCATTGGCCTTGGCGCGGATCCTGGGCCGGGCCGAGGCAGGGGCGTTATGCATGAGGCTTAGTGCCGCTTTGGCATGGTTTTTGTCCTCAACGGGGTACGACCTGTTCGGGCCTGCGAAAGCGCTGTCAGGCAGGGCCCGGCGTTGTGCGGCTGTGAGGCGTGCCATTACTTGCGTCCTTTGTTGGCAGCTCGGAGCTGCTTCTTATCGCGGGCCCGGTCCGCGGCCGAGCCCTCCTTCTCGCCCTTCTTCTCCACGTCGAAGCGCGAGCGCTCGAACTGAGCCTTGGTCAGCTTCTTCGCCGCGGCCATCGCTAGAAGCCGCCGATGCCCATGTCGGTAGCCTTGATTGCGCCGCGTCCCTTACCGGGAGCGTTGCTCACGTTGCCGCGCAAGACCTTAGCCTTGGCCCTGCCCTTTGGCTTAGCACCGCTCATCGAGACGCTCGGCGGCTGGGCCTTGATGCTCTTGCCGGGCTTGCCGGGAGAGCGCTTGGGCATGGCCGGCCCCGACACGGCAGCCTTGTTAGCCTGCCGTGAGGGACCACCCGTGAGCGAGGGCGCTGCGCCCATGCGTGAGGCCGCCATCAGCGTCCTTCTGCCATATTCGGGTTCTTGGGTGAACCCTTGGCCCGCTGCGACTGCGAGCCGGGTACGCCGCGCAGGGGCGTGGTGGGCACGCCGGGGCCGGTGAAGTCGCCCTGGTCCTGCTGCGCCGTTACGAGACGGGTGCCGGGCCGGCCGGGACCGCCCAGGGGCCCTCCCGTAGAAAGCGGTCCGCCGCCGTTGTCCGACCCAATTCCAATATCACGAGACTGACCAGCCATTTCAGGCCTCCTGTAAAATGCTATGAGGCAGCGTCGCGCTAACGACCTGCCCCGCGACACCTGAAAGGATTGGTTCCAGATGTCCCCAAAGTTTACGCAGACCGTCGATCCTATCGAGCGGTTCCTGTCGAAGATTCGCTTTACCGAAACCTGTTGGATCTGGGAAGGCTCCGTGCATACGGGCGGCTATGGTCAATTCTGGTTCGATGGCCGCTATGTGTCTTCTCACATATTTGCTTACATCCTGTGGAACGGACCGATACCTGCCGGTTTCCAGATCGACCACGTCAAGGCGCGAGGCTGCACGAGCAAGCTCTGCTGTTGCCCCGATCATCTTGAAGCCGTCACCAGCCAGGTCAATGTGCTGCGGGCAGATAGCCTTCCGGCACGCAATATCAAGAAGACGCATTGCCCTCAAGGTCATGCCTACGACGAAGCGAATACCTACTGGCATATGAACCAAAGGTACTGCCGCATTTGTGTCCGGAACCAGAAGAAGAGGCGTCAACTTAAAGCCTCCGTACCTGAGCCGGCATAGACGCGTCTGCGCCCTGCCTTGCGGCTCTTGTGGAAATCTAAGACGTCTTTCAACGCCGCTGCTAGCTGCTCCTGACGCGGGCCGTCCCGCTTACGCTTGGCCCTCAGTACCGCTGCCTTCTCCAGCGCCACCGCTTCCGCCGCCTGGGTTACCAGGTACTTCTGCAAGAGGTCGCGCAGGTAAGAGGTCTCCTCGAGCCACCAGCCAGCCACGCCGATGGAGAGTTGCCAGAGCTGGTGCACGACCTCCTCCCGCTCGTCCTGCGGGTTGGGGAAGGGGTCGGGCCCCAGGGGCGGCCTAGCGGCCTTGTAGGCCGCTACGGTCGAGGGGAAGAGGTACATCGGCACGCCCATCGAAAACCTCTAATCAATCTGGGCGAACATGGTGGAGTAGTTGGTCGTGGTGGCAACGCGCACGATGCGGCCGACCGGCACCTGGGTAACCGTGGTGGCAATCGTGGTCGAGAGCGCCGCTACCGCGCCTGCCGTAGCCTGCGAAGCCGCTACCGCCTGGCCGATAATCACGGTGCCGTCGGTGAGGACCATGCAGTTGCCGCGGGTCTTGAGCCAACCCCAGCCGCTGATCGCGATGGCCGAAACGGAGACGCCGGCGATCTCTGCCGTCGCCGCCGAGGCCGGAGAGAGGATGACCTTCTTCCAGTTCGAGGGCACAAGCGAGACCGAGTTCGCCGTGGTGGCAATCGCCACCTGCACCGAGTCGTTGCCCGCGACCACGAGGCCGTCGGACTGCACCGTGCGCGAGGGCGAGCCCGCGAGTGGGATGGTGAAGACGCCGGAGCCCGCGACCGCGGGGTGGGCGTCGATCAGATAGGTGTAGCCGAAGCCGGTGTTAGAGGCGAGGTCGATAACGACGTTGCCGTTGATGTAGTCGTTGGCGACAATCGCCGTGTTACCAATGGTCATCGCGATAGTCGTAGCGCCCACGACCGCCGCAGCCACGGTCTGGAGCACGTGGTTGGTCACCGGGATCGGCGCCTGGTAGAGCTTGCCGACCACGCCCGCTACCGCGCCCATCTGGGCGTAGCGGTAGACGTCGCCGTTGGGGGCGAGGCCGCGCGTACCGGGCAGGTACAGCGGTCCCTGGGTGCTCGTCCTGACCCTGAACTGCTCGCCCTCGGGCAGGAATACTTCGGTTGGAAAGGCCATCTGTACCTCCTCGGCGCGCTTCTAGGGGCAACGCCTGTGTCTACCGCGTCAGGCTTCTCTGAGTAAGGTCACCTTGCCGGGAGCCTTGGCGGCAGGTGGGTCAAGCGTTAGTCCCGAGGCCAGGTACAGGGCCATGTTCTCGGGGTCGGCGGGCAGTCCCGGTACAGGAGAACCCTGCGCGGTGTAATAAGTCGCGGTCGGGGCGACTTGGGCCTCGCGCTGGGCCGGCGAGGTGTTCATGCGCCGGCGCTCGGCTTCGGAGAGGTCCTGGGCCGAGGTGCCGAAGTCGTAGCTCGTGCCGTTGGCAAGGGTCACCGTCACGGGCTTCTTGCGCGGGTGCTGGGGCTTGTGCAGGGTCCAGCCCTGCTCCATCAGCACCATGAGCTGGGCCGGGTCCGCAGGCAGACGGTGGGGCTCGCCGTACTGGTTGTAGTAGATGCGCCAGGCGCGGTCGTCCGTGACCTCGCCCACCGCACCACCGTTGCCACGTTCGGCCTGCCGCAGTACCGGGTCTGCCTGCTTTGCCATCTCCCTTAGCCCCTGCCGGGCTTGTCACCCGCGGGCAGACTGGGCTTGTCGCCCGCAGGCGGCTTCGGAGCATTGGGCCCCGTCCCGGCAAGCTGCCACTCCCCCGGCTGAGCGCCGTAGGAGATGCCGCCCTTGTCATAGATGCGGCCGTACTGTCCGTAGGCGATGGGCGCCGTGGACGAGTGGAGGAAGATGACCAGGTCAACCGTGTCGTTCTCCTCGTGGACCCCCGTAACAATCGCGGCCGTGGTCGCCGGGATGGTGCCCGGGTTGCCGTCCTCGGCCGGGACCATGTCCCCGTTCTCCAGGGTGAAGCTCACGGTGTCGCCGATGTTTACCTCAGGCATGTTCTTGTCTCCCCAGTCCTTAGGGACTGACTTAGTTGTTGGAAGCCGGTGCAGCGACGCTGTAGAGCATTGGCGCGCCGTAAGTTGTGTCAAGTTGGAATGCGCCGTAGTCGGCCGTGGCGTTGAGCTCCCAGGCCCGCAGCGAAGCGTCGCGCTGCTCCTCGACACTGAAGCCCTTGCTGTTCAAGACGACCATCGCGTTCTTCGAGAAGATGGCGCCCATGCCGTCACCGGCTACACCGCCGGAGCCGCCGGCCACGTTGCCGTCCTGGAAGACCTGCACACCGTTGACCTCGAAGGCATAGAAGCGCTTGAGCAGGTCCTCGGCGTAGCCGTCCGGCATCGGGTAGGTGGCCGAGGGCGTGACCGCGGCTGAGAGCACCGTGGCGTAGACCGCGTTGGGGTTGTGCACCACCGCAATCGGCTCGGGGAACTTCTGCGCCTTGGCGAAGGCGATGCAGGCCGCGAGGTTGGTCATGGTCATGAGCTTGGTGGTGCCGCCCTGGTTGGTGGAGTTGGAGAGCGACGGGAAGAGGGCGATGATGTCCTGGTCCTTCTTGCGCGCTGCGGCATCGCCGAACTGGCGGCCCACGATGTCGAAGACCGACTCGTTCTCCTGCCTGACCAGCTTGTCTGTGAGGATGATCTTGGCGCCCACCTCGGCTGAGGTGAGGTCGAGCGTGGTCATGCCGATGCTCTGCTCGGCGACCATGTCCACCCCGTCCTGGAGGGGGGCGAAGTTCATCTGCGCCACCTTGGGGACGGTGACGGTCTTGGCGCCCTGCTCGAGCACCATCTGCTCGACCAGCTCCACATTGGGTGCGTTGAACTCCATAGTGTATCTGGCCTTAGCCACCACCACGCGCTGCGCGTTGGCGAGTTGGCCGCTCGTCGCGGTACTTGGCATCGGTTAGCTCCTAACGGGCTTTCGCACGAGCAGCCAGTTGCCGGCGGTACTCGGCGTCTTGTTCTTTCGTGTTGGTGCCGTCTGCATAGCCCTGCTGGAGCTCGGCAAACTGCTTGAGGCCGGGGGCCGAGCGCGAGCCAGCGCGGCCGCCGTCGGGCGAGGTGCCCGGGGGTGCCACGAGTCCGTCGGCGAAGCCCTTGTCGTACTGCTCAACATCGCGCTGGGCGATGTCGCGCTTGATTTTGGTAGAGACCTTGAGGGCCGACTCGAGGTCAAGTGCCTTGACGGCCTTGGTGTGGAGGGCCGCGAGCTCGGCGTAGTGGTCGAGGTACTGGGGCAGGGGCATCTTCTCGTCGCCGTCTGCCAGCTTGTGCAGGGCCTCCTGGCCGTCCTTATCGAGCTTGGCGTAGACCGCGTCGCGGACGATGTCCGAGATCTCGGCCTCTGCCGACTCCCAGGCCACGAGGTTGTGACCGGCGAGGGCGTTCTTGACCGCGGTGTGCTCGGCCTGGGTGAGGGCGCGCGGGTTGCCCCACTCGTCCACCGCATTCGCGACCACACGGTCAATTGCCGCCTGCGCCTGGGGGAAGGACTGCTTGAGGCGGAGGCGGTTCTGCTCCCGCTGCTGCTTGGTAGAGCCCTGCTGGAGCTCAGCCAGGGCCTCGTCACGACCGCGCTGCCGCTCTTCCTCGCGCTCGGCATCTGCCAGGGCGCTCAGTCGTGCGGCACGGCCGTCGGGTGGAGTTACTGCCTCTGTGGTGCTACGGGCCTCATCTCCGGTCTGTACGCCTGAGTCCGCGTCGTCTGTACCCCGTAGGGCCTCGGTCTCGACTGCGTCAGGCGCCTCGGTCTCCTGAGTGATAGGGGCGGCGCGCTCTTCCACCAGGGCGTTGGTCATCTGCACCCTCTAGGTCCGCCGGACAACAAAAAAGGCGCGTCACCCACAAGGGTGCGCGCCAATAAGCAAAGCCGGCGGCTAATCTGCGTAGACTCTAGGGCTTATGTGAGCGGTTTGGCAAACTATTGCTCGTAACTTAACGGCGCCTATAATCCGCCTCATGATTGCTATCGGGATTTCTACTATCAACGGGCGGGCTTGTCAGGTGTGGTCCGGCGAGGGCCGGGTCGTGCTGGAGGACGGGGACGGCGTTAAGTACGACATCACCGACCGCTTCTCACTCGGCCGCATCACCTCGGTGGTCTGCGAGGGCGACCGGGTCACCGCCTCTGACGGCAACGCTTCGGTTACCTACGCCGGCGACCCCGTAGCCGCGTATTGACCCTACGGCGCCAACTCGCGGCCGTCCTTCCCGTAGGTCTGCTCAACACCGGCTTCGTCTACTCCGTATACGCCCTCTGCTACTTGGCAGGCGCAGCGCCGCTCCTGGCGCTTCTGATAGCGTCCTGTCTCGGCACCGGGTTCAACTTCCTCAGCACCGGACGCCTGGTCTTCGGCCATTCGCCCGCCGAGGCCTTCCCGCGTTATGCGGCCCTGGCCGCCGGGGTTTATGTGGTCAACGCGGGCCTGCTGCACCTGGCGATAGGGGCCGGGGCAGGCCCGCTCGAGGCCCAGCTTGCGGCCATGTGCGTCACGGTGCCCCTGAGCTTTGTGGTATCGAAGTACGTCGTCTTCCGGCGCTAGGTTATCTACCCAGGGCCAGACCATATCTGATAATTTGCCTGCAAGGTGTTCGGCGGGGAGCGCCTGCGGAGGAGCCGGTGTCTAGCCGGCTTTCTTTGCGTGTGCGGCCTTGCCGTTCATTGAGACCTTTAAGTCGCCAACATTCCCGTCACGGTCAACGCAGATGATGACCTGAGTGCCGAAGCCCATGTTGCGGCCCACGACCACGGCCTGATAGAGCAGGTCCAGGCACTCGTGCAACTGCTGCGGCGCCGCCGTCGTCACTATCCGCCGCCAAAGGCCGGCGGCGTAACCGTCGCGCCACCACCGCGGGTCCGTGAGGCCATCTCCTGCTGGATCAGCGCCTCCGCGGCCTGCGCGGCCTGGTCCTGCGAGTAGTGGCGTACAAGGAAGCGCCGCAAAAGCTCCTCGTAGGCCTGGTACTGGGCGGCCAGGCCGGCGTTGGCCGGGATCGTGTTGAGCACTTGGGCGTCGCTCAAGCCCGCGAGTTCCGAGCCCTGGCCCTGCGCCTGGGTCGCGTATGCTCCGGCGGCCTGCTGTTGCGCGTAGGTCTGCGGGATCCGCTGCTGGGTGAGTCCCTGCTCGTAGTCGTACTTGCGCTGGTCGGCCTCGGCCTGGCTGATGTAGCTACGCTCGCCCGTGTTCGGGTCGGTGTACAAGACGTCACCCGGCTGCCCCAGAGCGAACTGGCGCTGATAGTCCTGCTTGCGCCGGTCGGCTTCAGCCTGCGAGACATACTCGCCCTGACCCGTGTTGGGGTCGGTGTAGAGCACCTGCCCCTCCTGGCCCAGTTGCTGCTGGGTGACATCGAGGCCGGCCTGGCCTGCGGCGTCGCGGGCCTGCGAGACCAGGTCGTTGGCCTCCTGAAGGGTGAGGCCCGCCTCTGAGGCGGCCTCACGCGCCTGGGCCACGTTGGTGCCCATGAGCGAGACCACGTTCTGGGCCAGCTTGAGGCGCTGGTTGGCCTCTGCATCGGCCGACTGGGCCCGGTCGGACAGAGCAGCTTCCTGGGTCATGATCTTGGGACGCACGCCCGCGACGGCGGCCATGCCGGGCGGTAGCTGCACCGTGGCCGGGGCCGAGACGCCGAGGGCGCGGTCCTGCTTGTCCTCGGCTGCGTAGGCGTTCTCGGCCTGGGCGGCGCGCTGGATGTCGGGACCGTTGAGGTGTGCGGCGTTGATGCCCTGGATCTCGCCCAGGCGCCGCTGGTCCTCGGCCTGCTGCTGGCGCAGGTAATCGGCCTGGGCCGCGTTCTGCTGGCCGGTAGCGGCGTTGACCGCGCCAGTGGCTCTGTAGACGTCCTGCTGGGGCCCGTTACGCACCCCGGCCTGGGTGGTGTAGACGTTGCGCTCGGCGGCAATCTGACGTTGCCGTGCATCATAGAGTTGCTGGTTAGGGTCGGGGCCGATGCGCGGCGCGGCCATTGGCGGCGGCATCACCGGCGCCACGTAGCCGTTGTTGTACGAGGCCGGCGGGGCCTGGTAGCCGGTGGGCGAGTAGGTGGGCTGAGGCGCTGAGGCAGGCGCTGGGTTCTGCGGCTGTGGCGCTGGCGCAGACGGTCGGTTGTTGTCGTTGCCGTACTGAGTGGCCGAATCGCCGTAATAGTTACTCTCGTCGCCGCCAAAGCTCGAGGGGTTGGTGGGGTCGAAGGTGGGCGGGGCGTAGTCGCCGAAGGCAGGGGCCTGGGGCGTGGCAGGGTCTGAGGCGATTTGGGGCCCAACCATGAAGCTGCCCCCCTGCGCGTAAGGCACCTCGCCGGGAGCGTCGCCCGTGGGCTGTGGCAGGCGCGGCCGGGTCGGGGTGACATGCACCACCTCCGGCGCACCGCCGTCGCCGAGGGCGAAGTGCTTGATGCCGGTGTAGCGCCCGATGCCGTCCACCGGCTCCGGAATCTGCTGCATCGCGGGCATGGGCTGACCGATTGGAACGACGGGCTGAGGCCGGCTGATCTTGGGCCCGGGTGGCGGCTTGAACATGCTCTGGGTCGCCATCTACGCAGCCTTCTTCATTGGAGCCTTGACCTGGTCGAGGTGGTACTTCTTGATAATCTCGCCCGCCTTGTCGGCCGCAGCCTGAGTCGTGAGGCTCGTCCGCTCCCCGAAAGCATACAGATAGGCCTCGAGCTCGTCGCCCAGGTCGGACTTGAGCGCCGCACGGTGCAGGTTGCCCGTAATGGTCGAGCGGTGCTGGGTGTCCATCTGGTCTAACGGCTTGAGGTACTCCTTGTCCTGCTTGTCGACCGCAAGCCTCTTGCCCTCGTTGACCGCGTCCTGGCCGTTGGGCAGCTGAGTGAGATACCAGTCGAGCGGGCCCTTGGCGTAGTTCCACATCGCGATGGTGTCTGGGCTCTGGTTGACCGGCCGCGGCAGGCCGGCGTAGGTAATCTCCTTGTTCTGCGCGTCCGGCGTCGCCAGGGCCATCTGCACCGCTTTGGTGCTGTTGAGGGCTGAGCCCGCCTTGCCACCCACCGAACCGAAGCGCCAGGAAGCGACGTCGAGGTCGGGGTGGGCTATGTCCAGGGCCTGGCGCTCTTGCGGCGTGATCCCGGTAGGCCGCTTGGTCACGGGGTCGATGTGGGTCTCGAAGTAGCCGGCCTGCTTCTTGGCGTCGATGTACTTGTCGTACTCCTGGTGCAGAGGCGTCTTGTTGGCTTCGGCGACCTGTAGGGCCTCGGAGACCCACTGGCGCTGGTCTGCGGGCAGGTTTGCCAGGTAGTCCTTCTGGGCTGAGGCCACCTTGTCGAAGTCGATGGAACCGGCGCCGGTGGGCGCACCCTCGGGTATGAGGTTCTCCGGCGCCTTGTCGAGCGCGTAGTAGCCCTCGACCGCCTTGTCGAACTTGCTCTTGTCGAAACCCGCGAACTGGGCCGCGAACTGGTTCTCCAGTGCGGCTGAGATGCCCAGGTTGCGCTGTCCCTCGTCGTGGTAGGCGTCGCGCAGGGCCTGGTCGTTCTGGCCCTTGTTGAAGAGGTCCTCCTCGCGCGCGGTCGTGGCCTTGCTGGTCTGGTGCGACGCGTCGGAGGCCTTGCGGTAGTCACTCAGGTCGGTGACGTTCATTTTGTTGATTGCGTCCTTTAAGGCCGGCGAGGCGCTCTGGTAAGAGTCGGCCTTCATGAGCTTGGTCGAGCCGTCCGGCTGCTTGACCTGGATGCCCTGTCTCGCGATGAGGTCGCGCTTCTCGTACTGGCTGCGCTCCTGGTAGTTGACCCCGCCCAGTCCTGAGGCTGCCTGCTCGGCCGCTCCCTGCACCCCAGACTCGCCGTAGCCCTGAGTGATGCCGCCGCCGAGCAGGTTGGCGCCCTGGGCGATGTGCACCGCGCTCTGGAGCATCTGGTTCCAGGGCGAGCCCGTGCGCACCGGGTTACCCCTGAAGTCGGTGTTGGTCAGTACGTCCACGCCCGCGCCCAGCACGGGCTCGAGGCGGTTACGGGCGTAGTTAATCCCGCCCTGCGGCCCCTGGGTCATGGTGCGCCATACGCCGAGGAAGGCAGAGCGCATGGGACCGCCCAGACCTATAGAGCCGGCGCTGCCGAGGATGAGGTTCATGAACTTGCCGCTGGAGGGGTCCATGACTTCCTTGACCGCAGAGATCGGGTCCTTCTTGTTGGCCTCGGCCGAGAGCAGGGCGCTGGTTATGGAGATGGTCATGAGCGAGCCCAGGAGTGCTATGCCGCGGATGATTGCGAGGTCCTCCCGGCCGGACAGTTCGGGGCCGGGGCTCACGCCGGGGATCTTGCCCGCAGCTCCACGGGTTAGCTTGGCTGCGCCTGAGGCAAAGTCCTTGGCGAGGGCGAAGGGCTGGACCGTGAACGAGCGCGAGGTCGGCAGTGCTCCCTCAAGCGAGACCCGCTGGGCGCTGCGTCCCTGGGCCGCGTTGTTGATCCGCGGCACGACCTTGCTCAGGGCGCTCTCGGCCTCATGGTCGGCCACGTTCTGAGGCAGGCCGTTACGGCCGCTCTGGAGGATCTTGCTGTCGGCTTCAAAGGCCCTGAGCGAGCCGTAGTCGAGCACGCGCTCGAGGGCGTCGTTGAAGCGCTTGACCGGCCGGTTGCCGAGGCCTATCTGCGGCCCCACCGTTGACTTGAGCAGGTCCTCTGAGGCAGAGCCCAGGGGCCGGCCCGAGGCGAACTCGTAGCGGCGCACCAGCGCGGGGTCGAACAGCCTCTGTAGCGCCTCGTCCGAATTGAAAATCTTGACGAAGTTGGCTGCGTTCTTGACCAGCACATCGGGGTGGGAGAGCGCTCCCAGCAGGCCCTGAATCGTCAGGGGCGAGAAGTCGGGGCCAAGGCCCACGGCCCGCATCAGGTTGCCGGCCTTGAGGGCGGTGTCGATGAAGGCGTTGTCGAAGCCGGTCTTGAGCACGCTATTAATTGCCCGGTTCACCACCGGCTCGTGATACCTGTAGGTGTTTCGGTTTAGCTCGTAACCCTCAATTGCCGCGGTGCGGTAACGGGCCCGGGCGTTCTCCACAGTGGTCTGGAGCGCCGGCAGACGCGCCTGGCCGATAGCGGCCTTCGCCTCTTGTGCCGCCTGGCGTATGCGCTGTGCCTCCGAAGCGTTGTGAAGACTGCCCTCGACCCCGCGCAGGGCCCGCTGCGACTCGGCGGCGCCGGAAGCGCGGGCCAGTAGTTGGTCCTCAAGCCGGCGGATGCGGCCGTCAAGCCCGGTAATAGCGTGGTCAACGTCGGCCGGGTTGGTCGAACCTACCGCCTCCTGGGCAATCTCGGCCACGTCGTCCATGAGCTTCTGCACCTGAGCGTTGCCCCGGGTCTCAGTAGCACCAGCCCGCGCTGCCGCAGCACCCTGGTTACCGGCCCGCGCCGCCAGGTCGTCCATCGCCTTGAGCCGCGACCAGACCTCGCGCAGCTTGGTGCGTTCCACCGGCGAGAGCTTGTTGCTCAGGAGCACGTCGGGGGCAATGCGCCTCAGGCTAGCGTCGTGCGCGCCCTCGAACAGGCCGGCAATCCTCTTGGCCTCGGCCTCAAGGGCTGTGCGTGCCGCCTCGCCACCCGCGGTCGCAGCCGTGTTCAAGCTGCCGGCCTTGGCGGTCAGACGGGCAATAGCACGGGCCCGGGCCTGGAGCTCGGCCACCTCGTTACGCATCGCGGTCAGCTCCGGCAACTGGTCCTCGACGTCCTGCATGCGGCCGGCAGCCGCGCCCTGACGACGCCTCACACCCGCAATCTCACGGTCGAGCGCTTCCTGGGTGACGCCGGCAGTCTTCGCCGCCGCCTCGGCCCGGGCGATGCTCTGCTTGGCGCCGGAGATCTTGCCCTGCGCCGCCTGCCGCGCCTTGTCTAGGCCGGGGTGCTGCTCCTCCATCACCTCGGTCAGGGTCTTGCCGCCGACCCCGGCCTTGAAGGTGTTGTTGGCCGCCATCGAGGCCAGGGATGAAGCATGCAGGTCAGCGAGCACCGCCGGGTCGAGCTCCGGCTTCCAGTCGGGGTTGCGGAGCATCCGCTCGCGCAGGGTGGGGTAGCCCCGCTCCTTGGCGATGCCCTGCTTGGACGAGAGGCTCTTGGAGGTGCTCTCGACCGCCTTCTCCAGGTCATCACGGGCCTGCATGTGGGGCACGTAAGAAGCCTTGGGGTCCTGGCCGGGGTGCAGGAGCTCGATGTCCACGCCGTACTCGCCACGGGCTTTGGACAGGACCTTCACGCCAGTAGCATCCCAGGCGGCTTTTGCTGCCTCAAGCTTGGGGCTCGCGTCGTACTCGCTGGGGTACTCGAGATAATCCGCGTAGTGGTTCTTGAGGGGATTGGTCGCCGGACCGGTATAGGTCGGCTTCTCCGCGTCAAAGACCTCAGCGACATTCTTTAAGGCCGGCATCTCGGCCCGGGAGAACTCGGTGCGCAGGGTCGCCTGCACCGCGGTGCGGGCCTGGTTGGCGACGTGCACGCTTCGGGGCAGGTCTACGGAGGGGTTGATAGCGCCGGCCACCTTGCGCTGGATGCTGCCCTCGGGGCCGAAGACCTGGCCCGGGGTGAGGGTGGCCTCTTCCTTGCGGGCGAGGGCGTCTTGGATACCGGAGTCGCCCAGGGGCGGTAGCGTGCCCGGTGCAGGAGCGGCCGGGGGAGGTTGGCCGGCCCCGCCGCCTGCTGCTCCTCCTCCGGCTGCTCCCGGCCCGCCCGACGCTGGTGTGGGAGGCTGTGGCGTCGGCTGCTGTACCGAGGATGTTACCCCAGCCGGTGCTGAGGGCGCAGGTGGTTGTGGCACACCGCCAGCAGCCTCCTGCGGCGCCGTAGGGATGCCTGTGGCACCGCTTCGCAGCATCAAGGGCTGGGCTGGATTGCCGGGGTCAGACTTCGCGACCCAGACGTCAATCGATGCTTTATCGCCCAGTGCTTGCTTCAGCGCGAGTGCACGGTGCTGCCCGTCTGTGACTGCGATGTGGTTCAGGGTGCCGTCGTCGTTAAGAACCTCGACGCCCTTTACCGGCGGCGGCATCGACCCATCTTTGATCCAGGAGGCGTACTTATCGACTACTGCCTGACTCTTCTGGAAGTCGGGGCCCGACTCGGTGAACTGAAGGCGCGGGTCATCAAGGGGGAATCGCTGCAATTGCGCAAGGTCAATAGACCCGTCGTCGTGTACGGCTTCTGCCCTCCAGGAACCCACGGGTATGTTGGGCACGGAAGGCGGCGTCACCTCGTTCAGACGGTTTCGGGAGGCTGCTGCCGCCAGCGCACCCTCGCTGAAGACATGGTCTGTTGGCTCGCCGCGCACGGTGGATTGAGGGACGGTCGCGTCGTAGGGCAGTACCTCGCCGCGGGAAGGCAATGCGCTTGTCCCGCCGCCCGCAGGCAGCGCCCGCCCCGCGCCCTGAGCAGCCTCCTCAGCCGGGGTAGGCGCACCGCCGCCCACGGGCTGCATCGTCATCCCAGGACGGGCAGGACGGCCCACGTCGGTAGGGCCGGGCCGGGGCTCTGCACCGGCAGCCGTCTCAACCGCCCTCGGTATGCCCTGGCGCTCGGCTACCGCTGCGGCCTGCATGGCGGCGTCGCGGTCGGAGCGGGCGTACTGGCTGAAGGCCTGGGGCGCGCGAGGCAGCTCCTCCGGCAGACCCGAGAGCGCTGCCCGCTCAAGCGCCTCCCTGCCTGGACCGTAAAGCAGCAGCGCCGTATCAAGAGCGCGACCAGTTAGAGGCGCTGAGGCCACGCTCGAAACGGAGGGCAGGTTAATGCCCCTGGGGCCCAGCCCCGTCGCCTGCTGGACGTCGGTCGCTAACTGACTGCCAATAAGACCCGTTGCCCGCCGGATGCCGCCCCTGATGAGGCTTTCGCCCGTAGGCAGCGCCGGACCGCCAAGCGCCTGAGAGGCCTGGCTAACGACGCCTCCGGCCCCATTGACGCCAATGTCGGCAATCGCCCCTATCGCAGGCCTCACGTAGTTCCTGATTGCAGGCCCCACGACAGGAATGTTGGGGTTGGCCCGGTTATACAGGCTCTGCACCGGACCAAGGGCAGTCCCCAGAGGGTTGTCTGAGGGCCCCAGGACGGCGTTAGCGCGGCTCTGCATCACGTTGGGGTCGTAGGTGTAGCCCTCCTGCGGCGGCGCCGTAGCGCCCTCTACCTGCTCCTGCAAGGTCTGGTAATCGGATGGGTTGGTCACGTCCAGGAGACGCGGCCCGCCCGTGCTCAGGTGCTGCTGGAGGTCTGAGCCCACGTAGGGCTGGTAGGGCGTTGTGTCCTGCTGCGGCTGCGCCGTCTGCATCTGCTGCTCGGCCCCGGTGGTGGCAGACGCCTGGTCCAGCTTCGCCGCTTCCTGCTCGTGCAGTTGCTGCGCATAGGCGTCAGCCTGGGCCTGGCTAGCAAAGATCCCCAGGTGCCGACCCGTAGCGTGGTAGAGCGCGATGGCCTGCGCGTTGGTCAGGATGCGGCCGTCGTCCGAGACGGTGGGGATGAGCACCTCGTGCCCGTCCTCCTCGATGCCAATGCTGCGCACGGTGCTGATGCTGCCGTCGGCATTGCGCACCCGGGGCCTGTTAGAGAGGTCGATGTTGCCGGGGACGAGCAGGCCGGGAGGCCCGCCCAGGGGACGAACCGGAATCGAAGGCCCTACCCGGGGCGCGCTAGGGGCATAGTCAAACGACCCGGCTACGGGCCCCGACATGTCCTGCGACGTCCTCGGGTCTTGGAGCGGCTGGACATTAGCCGGCGGGGTTCCCTGCTGAGGCTGACCCAGAAGCGCGCCTCGCAGCGTCCCCTCAGTCCTTAGCGGAATGTCCTCGCGCCCTATGGCTGGGCCACTGAGAGGCGATACGCCGGAAGGCTGCAAGTCGTCCGGCTGGCCCATGCCCCAGGTGTAGGGAGTCGTAACCGCAGAGGACGAGCCAGGGTTGAAGTTCGACAGGGCCGCACCACTTGAGTAGGGGTTGCCCGGCCCGTAATCGTTGGCCGAGGGGTCGTAGGACGGTGGTGCTGCCGGGGCCTGCATCTGACCTTCAGCACCCGTAGTCACGTCCGCAAACGGGTCGGGCTGGGGCACGTAGGGCGAGAAGGGCTGAGGCGCAATGGACGGCCCGGGGATGAAAGACGAGGTCTGGCCCGTGCTGAGGTGCTGCGCCAGGGGGTCGCCGGCACCGTAGGGCGTGCGCCCGAAGGCGCCGAAGGGCTGTCCCTGGTAAGAGCGTCCCTCGCCCCAGTCGCCGAAGCCGGTGCCACCCTGCTGGATGTCCCCCTGGACCAGGCGCCAGGCGTCGGCAATCTGGGCCTGCGGACTTGCTCCTGCGCCCACGTAATGCGATTGGAACAATCCGTGCGCGACACCATTGTCGCCGACCGCGCCCGGGTCGCCCGAGGACTCGCCCTGGACCGCGTGCAGGGTCTTGTCCAGCAGGGTGGCAGCGTCGGGACGGCTCTTGAGCGAGTCCGGCATCCCCTGCCATATCTGCTGGCGCCACTGCTCGACCGAGGGGTCGTAGCGGCTCAGTACCGGCGGTGCGTCAGGGCCTCGGGGCTCGGGCGGCGGCTCGTCGTCCACGCCTGCGGCAAGCGGCTGCAAGCTGTCGGTGGAGGCGGGACCGGCGCTTAAGACGAGCACCTAGTACTCGCCTGTTACAGGGTCGTACTCGCGGCCAGAGTCATAAGCAGCCTTGATGGCTCGTGCGACGTTCTCGGTGGTGTACTCCATGAGGTCGCGGGCCTTTGCCGGAACGTGAGCCATCAGGCAGTCGATGAGGACGTGGGCAAACTCGTGCACGACAACGCCCTCTAGTTCGGCCTCGTTCAGGTTCTGGAGCACGTCGAGGTTCCAGTCGATGGTTGCCTGCCGGTACTGCCACATCGTGTGCGTCGCCGCAGCCTCGGCCTTGTTGCCCGAGTTAGGCGTATAGTCTCGGGTCTCGCGACACCATTCGTAGGTCAGCATCCACCAGCCAAGGCCAGCAGCGTAGTGCCACTTCTTGCACAGTTTCTCTACGCGGCCTTTCGCAACCTCGTACTCGGCGTCCGTCATCTCTTCTTCTTGGCCCTCGCCACTTTGGGCTTCGCCTTGGCCTTTGTCTTCGCCAGGTAATAAACGAACCAGTGGTTGGGGTCGCCGCAGGTGCAGGCCGTGGTAACGGCGGGGAAGTCGGCCTTGGTCTCGTACACGGCCTGCTCACCGCAGGGCATGGTGAGCGCGACGTAGGGCGCGCGGCTCTCGTCGAAGCGTAGCTGCGCCTCCAGCACCGCGAGGCCCTCGTCCTTCGAGAGGCCGTAGAACGAGTAGGCGGCGTAGCTCTGCCCGTGCGAGACGTTAAGGTCGTGCACGACGCCGGGGCCGCCCGAGTGGGTGACAATCGCGGGCTCGAGGTATTCGTCGGTCATCCGCTGTAGCCCTCGCGCTCGTGCCGATTGAGCTCGTCGCGCACGACCTCCCTTATCGCCGGCTTGAGCGCCTCCACGATTTCGTCGATGAGGTCTTCGCCCGACATGATGTTGGACCGGCCTGCGACGCCCTGAGGCACGCCGCCCACGTTCATGACCGACTCAGGCTCGAAAGTCCCGTTGGCGTCCAGGGAGCGCACCAGCGAGACCAGCGACTGCGGTACGACCCGCATCGTGCGCTGGCCCAGGATGGGTACGTTGCCGTTTAGCTCTTGCATCTTTCGCCTCCTGGCGCGGGTGGTCATGCTGCTGCCATCTGAGGTATCTGTGGCCCCACCGCGCCCTGCGGCACGGGCATGGGCGGCATCGGGATCAGCCTACCCTCTAACTTTTCCCAATCGAGCCAATCAGCCTGAAATCTCCACGGGAACTTTCCGCGCTGCTCCACCCACAGCTCCATAGGCTTGCGGCGGTACAACTGCAAGCGCACCTGGGGCTCGGGCGTGGTCACCCCGAGCCCGGCCAGGGCCGCGTCCCAGGCGATGAGGCAGCGCCTGCCGCTATTCTCAGTAGCGCGCTTGAGCGCCGGCTTGACCCGCTCCGGCGCCCGGCGCGCCAGCCAGGACCAATACGAGCCCAATGTCGGTGGGGAATACAGGCGTGCTTCATCGATAAGCACGTTGGGGGTCTGAGTAACGCTCTGGGGCCGCAGACGGGCGCTGAAGGGCGCTGAGGGCATGCCTGCGACGCCGGGGCCGGGAGCCTGCACCTGGTTGGTCATGCCAGCAGCCCCTTGAGCTTCCGCATGGCTGCGACGGCCTCGAAGTACGGCGCGAGACGCTCGCGGTAGCCCGGCTCGAAGACCTCGCCCAGGGTCTTGTCGAAGCCGCTGCCGAGTCGCCGGCCCCTCACTTCATCAGCAGACAACTCGAACCGCGCTTCCTCCGGCGAGTACGAGCAGACCATTTCGGCGAAGACGCCGAAGGCGCGGCAAACCCACGGCCTCACGGGGTAGATGCCGCAGGCCCAGGTGCCATCGTCCTGGGCGCGGAGGAAGCCGCAGTAAGGATTGACGCCATCAGTCCTGCCTGAGGGGCGCACTTCCGGCGGTTGCCACCTGACGCCGTTGTCACGCATGTAGTGCCGGATGCGCTTGAGCTCGTCGTGCCGGGCGTTGACCAGGGTGCAGCACTCGCCACAGCCGACGCAGCCGGTCATCACGGGTAACTCGTAACGCCTCATGGCAACACCTGCCAGAAGGCCTTGACCGTCATGATTGGCTTGGCCTGACGGCGGCCGCAGCGCAGGCAGACCCGTTCCTGAAGCGCCCGATGCCAGGGACCTATGAGCTCAGGGGGCAATTCCAACTCGTCCTTAACCATCTGCCACTTGGCCCAGTCGTGAAGCAGCCGGCACTGGTTGGTCATGCTCCCGTCCAGCCCTCGCCCAGCACGTTGAGATAATCAGGCAGGCGCATCTCAAGGTCCGGCAACTCGGGCACGGTTCCGTACTCGGCCCAGACGTAGACCATGTTCGCCCTCAGCGCCGCATCGCGCGCAAGTTCAATCTTCGGCGATGAGTAGACCCAGCCGGGACGCGGGACCTGCATAAGTGCCAGACGCCGCATACGCCGCATGGCGAAGCGCCTGACCGCCTCGACGGTATGCGGACTCAGGCTGCGCTTGATCTCGCGGTTGCGACGTCTGTCGTGACGGTCGGTGCGCATGAACTCATGGCCCCAGTCGTGCATGATGGCGACGGCGGCGTCAGTAACCTGGCGCATACCTACATGCTCGTCCACCTCACGTCCGCCCTCGACCATCACGGCTGCGCCTGCGCGCCCAGGCTGCCGCCCGCCACCGTCGCCGTCGCCGGGATCCGGTTCTGCCCCCCGGACCCGGGAGGCGCCGGCTGGGTCTGCCCCGGCGGTAACTGCGCCCCGCCGGCGTTGCCTCCGATGGTGACGATAATCCCGCCCGAGGTGCGCAGGTAGTCCGCGAGCTCGGCGTCGCCTATCTGGGTCCAGGCGCTGGTGTTGTGCGCCTCCATCAGGTCAACCGCCAGGTCTTCTATCGCCTGCTCGATGTCCTGCTCGCCCGCGGCCTCAAGCCCCTGCTCGAGGGTGGCGAGGCCGAGGGCGCGGCGCTGGGCCCAGGCCTCGACCATCATCTGGCGCTCTTCCTCGGTCATGCTCGCGGTGGTGACAACGATCTCGTGCGGGAAGTCCACCATCTGGGGCGTAAGCGTCACCGAGGTGTTGGGGCTCAAGCTGCCCTTGTGGTAGCGCTCGCCGCCGCGCGAGTACAGCGGCACGTCCTTCTTGTAGAGCAGCATCGAGGCCCGGACCATCTTCAGCTCTTCGGCGTCGGCCCAGTCGCCGTGGGCCAGCCAGGGGCCCTGCTGGCGCTTGCGTACGCCGATGGCTAGCTGGATGCCGCCGAGGGTGCTCTGCTTCGCCACCTCTGCCGTGGTCACCGAGGTCGCGGTGTTGATGTAGCCGTTGAGCTCCACCGTCCAGGACTGGAGCAGCAGTTGCAGGGTGTCGTCGGCCGGCATGGTCCAGAGCATGGGCCTGCCGTTGACGTTGATGATGTTGGGCCCACCCTGCTCTAGCTGGAGGTTGGTCGGCTCTGATAAGGCGCCTGCGTCACGCAGGGCCATGACCATCTCGGGGCTCTGCTCGACGAGAAAGTCAGGGCGCCAGTTGAAGGCCCGGGTCATCATCATGTCGCGGATTAGCTGGATCATCATCACGCACTGCATCGCCGGGAGGATGGCCGGCTGGAAGCGCTCGACCGGGTTGCGCAGCGGCGTCACGTGACCCGGCACCACCACCACGGGGATGCCTCCGGTCATCGTGTCGGCCTCGTAGACCATCTGCCCCAGCATGCCGTCCACCCCGCCGAGGCCGTCCCCGGCGAGCGCGCCCTGACCCGACAAGGTGCCGTGCAAGGCGACGTGGTAGACCTTGTCAGGGGTGTAAAGCTCCATGATCTCGATTGAGGTCGAGTAGCCAGGCAGGCCCACCCTGGGCGCCGTGAAGCTGCCCACGTCCGAGGCCTCGACCGGCATGTCCTCTGAGATGGGCGCCCAGCCGACGATGCCGTCCTTGGTGATGCCCAGCTCCTGGCCCGCGTACCTGGTGCGCTTCTGGCCGTCGTATCTGGCCTTGGCGTCGGCGAACTGCATCACGTAGCGCCGTCCCATAATGCTCGGGCGCCTGGGCCCGCCCTCCATGGGGAAGAAGCAGGTCAGCGGGTCGGGGATCTCCTTGCGCCAGGGCAGGCCGTTGTCAAAGGTCTCGCCCGCCGCGGCGCAGTGGATTATCTCCACCACCCAGCCGGTGCCGCCCTGGTGCCAGCGCCGGTCGCTGCTGTTCTGGCCACCCTCGTCCAGACGGCTGCGGATGATCGCGTAGGCCTTCTCTACCTCGTCCGCGTTCTCATTGAAGTCCACCGAGATCTTGCCCTCGGGGATGACCGTGGTCGTCGTGGGGTAAGAGGCCATGTCGGCGAGGATGCTGTTGAGCAGGGCGATGAGCGCGGGCGAGGGCGTGGCTACGGCGTCGCCCCTGGTCATGTGCGGCGGGATGTCTGAGGTCGCATACATGCTGATGAGGTCGTGGCGGCTGCGGGCCCTATCCCGCATCTCCCTCAAAAGTTGATCTTGCTCTAACCATCGGCAACGAGCAATCACATCATTCGCCGTTAACTGTTCGGCCATTAATAGACCCCCAGCGTGGTAAAATTAAAGGGCCGCAGCGCTGTAAACGCTCGGCCCAAGACACCGGAGGTTACCCGATGCCCAACCAATATACGACTGGCCGCTCTACGCGCATTCCCCCAGAAGATCGCTTTTGGCAGCATGTCATCAAGACTGAGACATGCTGGCTCTGGACTGGCGCTCATGACCAACGCGGTTACGGGTCGTTCAACGAAGGCGACCGCACAATCCGCGCTCATACCTTCGCTTTTGGCCCGGTTCCAGATGGTTGTGAACTTGACCACCTTTGTCGAGTGCATAACTGCGTAAGACCAAACCACCTCGAAGCTGTGCCGCATAAGGTGAATATCAGACGCGGTGATGCCGGACGCATTAGCGGTGCACAAATGAAAGCGAAGACACACTGCCCTCAGGGCCACCCTTATAACCTCTTCAATACATGGGTCAATCCGAAGACCGGCTGGCGGCAGTGCAGGGCATGTAACCGTGACCGATGGCGCGCAAGACATGCTTAGCTCTTCGCTCACAGCGTCACCCTCACCGCAGGCTCGGTCTGCACGAAGCAGTTAGGGCAGACCCAGCGCCAGCTATCGCGGGTGCCACCGGTCTGGCTCACCACCGGCAGGACCTTGAGGCTGCATTTGGAGCACCACTCGGCCGAGCCGCCTCGGGCCTCACGCACCGGTTTCGGGTTCACGCCGCACCTCCGCGCACCTTGTTGCGTACGTTAGCGCCTCGGTAGGGCACCGGCCTCGGGTCGGTCTTGTAGATGCTGCGCCCTTGCGGGTCGAGGTACTCCACGATTAGCCCCTCTTCCCAGTCCTCGTTGGCGTATTCCAGGCCTGCAACGTGGTCTTCGTTGTCACGGTAGACGTCTTTGCTCTTGCCGCGGGGGGTGTCAAAGAAAACGTAGTGATAGCCCTCAATCTGGTCGGCGAGCTCGTCAATACCGGGAGCGCCTTCGACCAGAAAGATGCCGGGAGAGTCGGGCTCGGCAAATGGCCCCCGCGGGACGATGAGGTTCTTCTCTTCACGAAATGACGGGACGCGACCGCCAGGGTAGCTGTAAAACAACGGTTCCATGATGTCGACGCGGTGTAGACGAGGGGCACCAGCAGCGCCACCACTACCGCCCTTGGCAACGTTAAAGCCGTATTGCCCCGCAAGGAACGACTGGTTAGGGTCGACGCGGCCTCGCCGGGTGGCATAGCGCTGCTTGAACTGACCCACGATGAGGTTGAGGGTCTTGCCCTGGTCCTTGTCAGGCTGGCCCCAGCACTCACGCGCCCAACGGCGGTTGTACTGGTCGATGCTCAGGGCGCCGACTGAGCACTTGTGCTGGCTGCCGTAATCGACCCAGATGATCGTCGCCTTGAAGAGCAAGGCCGGCTCAAGCGGCCGGATGTGCACCTGACGGTCAAAGACGGGATAGCAGGCGTCTTCCATGCCCGTCCATAGGCCCAGGAGCCAGCGTTCACGGCGCGCGCCGGTGAGACTGGTCAGGGTCGCAAGATAAGCAGACCCCATGTCGGTGAGGTGGCCGTCATCGTCGTAGTACGACGGGTTGTCTTTGAGCGTGGTACGGATACGGCGCGTCTGTCCACGCTCACAGCGCTGGTTAACCCAGTTACCGGCGTTAGCCGGGTTACAGTCGCCGATGATGCGCTGCGCTTCCAGCACGCGGGAGCCGTTGAGTTGGTGGCGCAGCAGGGGTAGCAGCGCCTCGTGGTCGTCTTCAGAGAGTTCTGTTACCTCGTTCTCGTAGACGATGTCGTACTCAGACGACTTGACCTTGTCAGCGTTGTCCATGCCGCCCACAACGATGCGGGAACCGTTCGAGTAGCGATAAGCGGCAGGCTCGAAGTCCGAGCCACCGAAATAACTAACGCCGCCACCCCGAGAAGGCAAAACCTGTTCGTTGAATGTCTTGAGGCAGGTAGTGGCAAGAGTGCGCTGGTACTTGCGGACGATGAGCACTGCCAGACCGGAGAACTGCCGGCACAGGGCGTCCAGCAGTTCGAGGATGGTCCGCGTCTTGCCGGTGCCACGCGGACCCTCAACCAGGATCTCGCGCTCGCGGGCGCACCACAACTCCCAGTTGCCACCGCGCAGCTTGAGACTAACGCGCGCCTCATTAGCCGAGTTGGGGGATGCCGCCGTGGTCACGAGGGGCAATTACCTCAAAGATAAAGATGTTCTGGTCGCCGACGTGGGTGTCCGGTCGCGGAGTCTGGCCCATCTGGTCTGACACAGCAGTTTCCAGCGCCAGCAAGGAGGCATAAAGACTAGAGTCAAAGGCGAATTCGTCTACGATTTCCGCGCTGTCACCGCTCCCAACAGACTTGAGCCGATGAACCATGATGCCGGTTGAGTAGCCCGGTTCGCTTTGGTAGCGGGTGTCAGCGGCACGAGCCTGGATCAGCGCAATCCCTCGCTGCCAACGGTCATCCATCGCAGCCACCCGCCGCAACTTCGAAGCGATGGCGTAGTCTTCGATGCTCTTTTCGATGGCCTTGATGACCGGGGCGAGTTCGGCTGCGTGGCGGCGACGAAAGAAGTGAATCGCCTGGCGGGTGACGCCGTGGACCTTCGCGATAGCAGAATCCGACTTGCCATCAAGGATTGCCGCCTTGATTTGCTCTCGTACGACGGGCTGTTCAAGGGTGTTTGGTTGCGTCGTCAAGCGCTGTTAAACCTCCAAGCCTGGGTCGTGGTCATGCCGCCGGAGAGGCTTCCTCGGGGGCGTCTGCCTCTTCTACTTCCGCCTCTTCAGGCTCGTCCTCTTCCTCAGGGCGGGCCAGCGGTGCCAGGCGAGAGCGACAGCCTGACGAATAAGCTGGCTGGACAGAGCCTCGCCTTCGTTGCGGAACACAGCGCAGTTAACGCCTTGCTGGCCGCTCTTGTCGATAAAGCGACGCCAGACGAACAACGCCCGGCAGTCGCGCGAGAGCAGGACCATCTTCTCGCCGGGGCCGACGAAGAGGCGGTGGGGGCGTCGGTCACGGTAGTCACGCCAGGAATAGTGACGCTTCATCAGGCCGAGGGCACGGGCATCACCGTCGAGGGCGGGCAGCCATTCGTCGGATTGGGTGGTGAGTGCCTCCACGGCTGCCTCTCTACTAGTAGGTAAGAAATGGCCCGGGAAATTACAGAGTATTTACAGAGTGTCCCTACGCCGCGTAAACGCCGTCAGGACGTATGTTCGGGCGATTTCAGATACGAAATGGGCGCGCAAAGGGGCTGAGATTACGCCAACTCCAAGGCGACCAATACATGTGGGGTATTGTACAAAAGTCCGGATTCGAGTCTGCACGGAGGCATTCTAGCGCAAATTACAGCGTATTTACTGAGTGTACGAAATCCGGACGCCTTTTTTAGCCTTAAAACGGGGTCTGGGCCATGACCTTCTCGACCACCTCTTTGTGCCCAATAGCGGCCTCGTCCCAGGTCGCGTAACGCTGCATCAGGCCGTCATGCTCACCGCCGAAGACCAGCGTCTCGAAGAGGATGGGCAGACCGTCGGGGAGGAAGTTGTGGTCGAGGCCGAGGAAGACGGTGGAGACCATGCAGTCGCCGTCGATGACCGTCTTATCGACCCGGCACACCTGCTGGTCCTCAAAGCGCACCCTGGCCCACTCCAGCCACTCGTCGAAGCCGACCTCTTTGACCTCGTGAGGGTTGCCGGGGTCGAGGATGTAGTGCTTCATTCCCTGTGAGCCCTGACCCAGAGCAGGTCGGCCTTTTCTCGCGGTGAGAGGATTCCCTGCGCTTCGGCCCGTTCGAGCTCTTTCACGTGGGCCATCTGCCAGCCCTCGCAGCCATCCTCGCCGCAGTCGCAGGGACAAGGTTCACGGCCCAGGGCGCGCAGAGCCTCGACGGTGGTGCCGCTTCGGGAGGCATATCCCTCAGCGAATTGCTCGCTCACAGCCCCAGGAGCCTCTCCACGGCCTCTGCGGCCTCCTGCTGCTGGCTGAGGTCGGTCTGGGTGTAGAGACGGGTCATACGCGCCGTAGCGTGGCGCATGCGGTCCTGCCTCACCGCGTCGGGGATGCCGGCCTTAGCCATAAGCGAAGCGGTGACGTGGCGCAGGTCGTGGAAGTGGAGCCAGGGTACGTCAAGGCGCTCGCGCAGGGGCACCCAGACGTGGCGGCGGAAGGTGATGAAGGTCACGGAGGCACCGTCGAGGCGGGTGAAGACCTGCTGAGGCGGCGCCTGGCCCATATCGACGAAGTAGCGCGCCTGCTCGTAGCGGTGCTGCTGGAGCATGGCGATGGTCGCGGCGCCGATGCCGATGCTGGCGACGCGGGCCCGGGTCTTGCCCTTGGTGACGGCAACCTTCCGCTCGGCGAAGTCGATGTCGGCCCAGAGGAGGTTTGTCTGCTCGGAAAAGGTCAGGCCGGTGCACATCGCGAGCTTGATGAAGGTGCCGTACCAGGTCGTGTCCGCCTCCCTGACGATTTGCGTCAGGAGCTCGGGGGTGAACTGGGGCTCGCGGCTGGGTGAGGCCGCCGGCGGGTCTACGGGTGCTGCCGGGTTGTAGCCGAGGACGCGGCGCTCTACGGCCCAGACCAGGACCTGGCGCAGGCGCGCGAAGGCGTGGCGCTGGGCGTCGCGCCCCATGCCCTCGGCCCGCATCGCCGTCTTGAAGTCATCGACGTCGGAGGGCTGAAGCGCGCGCATCTGCTTGCGTCCGAGGAGGCGCTTGACGTGCTTGATGCTCGTGCCGAACGACTTGAGCGTTTCGGCGGCGCGCATGCTGCCGTCGGGTTTGGGGTTGTTCACGATGTCGGGCCACCAGCGCTGGTCGATGAACTCGGCCAGGGTGAGGCGCGAGAGGTTGTCCTGGCCGCCCTTCATGGCCCGCTCCTCCTCGTGCTTCCAGGCCTCGGCTTCGCGGATCGTGACGAAGGTGGGTCCCTGCCGGCGCTCGCCCTTGTAGAAGGCGGTGGGGATGTAGCGCTTGGCCTGGGAGGGGAGGGCGCGTTTGGCGTCGTAGACCTGGATGCCAGGGTGTCCCTTGACCGAGGAGCGGCGGATCGGGGTCATCGCGAGCATATTAACGCAGGACCGCTTCGATGCGCGCCTTGATTGCGGCCAGCTCCTCGCGCAGACGGGCGGCCTCGGCCCTGGCCTCCGCTACGGCGTCGTGGTCGTCGTGGGCGGGAGCGTCGGGCAGTACCCGCCAGATCCTCCCGAACTGCCGGCCGGAGATTTGGCCGCGGCGCAGCAGACTGCGGACGTGGTCCGGTTGAAGGCCGTGCTCGCGGGCGTACTCCTCCGGCGAGACACCCACCGGACCCCTGGGCTCGCTCGTCCTCATGGCGTCCCCTCCTCGTGTGCTGCGTCTGCCGGCGCGGGGGAGAGCAGGGCGCGGATGATTTGGGCTAACGACCAGCCCGATGTGCCGTTGTCTCCTGGCTGCGAGAACTCGTCACATGCAGCTAGTACCGCTGCCCTCTGGTCCTCCAGGTCAGCGATGGTGGCCTCTAAGTCTGGGCGCGCAGGCCAATCCATGGGGTTAACGCTCACTGTCCTGCCTCCGGTGCCTTAATGAAAATCCCATACTGGAATCCAGCGGCAGGCGTGAACTCACCCGTTTCCGGATTGAGATAGTCCGCCCCATCTCCACAATCGAGAGAACAGTCTACAAAGTGCATGTTCTCCACAAAGCTCATGGTTATTAGACCTGGGCCTGGATATAGTTTCACTCCCTGAATGATTGGCCGACCACGAAGCACATGAATAGCAGTCTTTAATCGTCTGAACATTACTTCGCCTCTGGTGCCTTGTAGGCCGGGATGCTCATCAGCCCACCAACGCGGTCGTGTGGCTCCTCTGTTGCGGCGATGGCGGCGAGAGCCTTGCGCGCTAATGCTATGGCCGCGTCACTCTCGTGGTTATGTTCCTTGAGCCGCGCATCCTGAAGCTTCCGGGGCATCAACTGAATCTCAGCCAGTACGCCAGGGCCTTTGTCAGCCACAGCCACCACAGCATCCAGCGCCTTCCGTAGCTCTGCGATGGTCTGCTCAAACCACTCCCGATTCTGCAACTCGTCCTTGATTATTTGGAGATGAGCTACTCGCTCTTCCCTCAAGTCTGCGATGGTCTGCTGGTCGGCCTCGCGCGCCTGAACTACCGAGGAATCCTCGGTAGTTGCCCGCTCGTTGTGCAGCCTCACGATGAGGTCGGCGTCTGCCTCTGTGAGGCACTGCGCTACCTGACGATTCATGGGCATCGACACGACAGACCAGAACGAGTAAGCCCCGTTCTTGTACTCGACCGTCTCCCACCGCTCCCCCTCACCCGCTCCCGGCGTGGTCATGTCAGTCATCGTGGTCCACCTAGCAGCGGACTCGGCGTGAAGGGATTCCCTACCACAGCAGGACGTTCTCGCATGAGTTGCGCCACCTGTGCCT